ATAGTTCGGTTATGGAGTTTAACTCTTATGATGATGCCCAGGATGCGAAAAGCGGAAAACGGGATCATCTATTTCTTAATGAAGCTAACGGAATAAAAAAAAGCATATTCGATGAGCTTGAAGTACGGACTACAAAACAAACATTCATTGATTTCAACCCGACGGCGCGATTCTGGGCACACGACATGCAAGGCCGGGATGATGTGAAATGGTTTGATTCTACCTATTTGAACAACCCTTTTCTGGAGCCATCTATACGAAAGAAGATTGAGGCTTACGAGCCGACACCTGAAAACATAAAAAACAAAACTGCCAACGAATGGCGCTGGATGGTGTACGGCCTGGGCAAGGTAGGGAGGTTGGAAGGCTTGGTATTCCCCGATTTTGAGGTAAGTACTGACTGGCCGGAGAAATACAAGTGGCGCGTCTTTGGGTTAGATTTTGGATTTACAAATGATCCATCCGCATTAATAGAGGTACGATATGCACATGGCAACTTGTATGCGAAACAGTTAGTTTACGAAACAGGATTAACCAATCCCGATATTGCAAAAGAATTACAGAGATTAAAAATAGAATCGAGTCAAAAGATAATAGCTGATTCAGCAGAACCCAAAAGTATAGAAGAACTGAAAAGACGCGGATTTAATGCTGTTGGAGCAATAAAAGGCAAAGATTCGGTAAACCAAGGTATTGATGCTATGAAAAGATATTCGATCATTATAAATGTAGCAAGCAAGGACTTGATAGAAGAATTTTCAAGTTACCGGTGGAAAGAGGACAAGGACGGTAACAGCACAAACAAGCCCATGGATGCATATAATCATTTGATAGACAGTTTCCGCTATTGTTTATCATACAAACTTATAAAGGATCTAAGGCCAAAAACCAAACGCCGAAATCATTCACATTCATACACACGGTATTAACTTATGAAAGCATTCACCGAATTTGAAGACAAAGACATCACCGAAAACGTTACAGCGGCCAATAGCGATTATGCTGATGACTTGGAGGTTAATACTAAATTCCTATCAGGTGATCATTGGCAGGATGGGGAAGGATGGGCTGGGGCATTGCCTGAAAGCGCACAGGATCGGGGGCAAGCAATAAAGAAGATCAAAGCCTTGTTTACGTCTCAAAACGTGATAAAATCTATTACTGAGCGTCATAAATCGGCCGTTATTGGCAAATCACCGGAATGGACGGTAACACCAAAGCAGGCACTGGCCGAAGATGATACTATTGACTCAAATAAGCAGGAAGATATTGATGAAATTGAGGCTGCACTGACCGGCTGGTGGTATAGGCAGGATGCTCACGATACACTTGTAAAATGGGCTGCATATTTGCTGCTGGGTGCTCGTTCCATTCTTCGCATCTATATTCCGATTGGATTCTTGCAGGGAGAAACTATTGGTAGCGGAGAGCTTTCCGAGCAGCTTGATAAGATCCGTGTTGAGGCCGTAAGCCCGGATATGGGTGCGGTGGTTGAAAATAAGGAGCAGTCCACCAAGGCCGGTATGATATCCTTCACCAACACTGATGATGAAGAGGTCTTTGAAATTTCCTATCTAAATGAGGAAGGCAAAACGATTATTAAGAATGTATCAAGTGGCACGGAGACCGACCCGTTGGAGCTTGGTGGCCACCTTTCAATTTACGAGGGTAGCCGCGATTTGTTCATTACCGAGCAGATTCGCCAGCAGAATAAGCTCGTAAATAAGGCTCTTACGATGATGAATAACAATGTAGATTCGGGCTTCTTGGAGCGCGTATTTCTTAATGCCCAGCCGCCCGGGGAATGGAAAACGAATGATGACGGGAATGAATATTTTAAACCGGCACCGTATGCCGTAGGCCCGGGGACAACCAATTTTATAGGCGGCGCTGAATATGAAAAGAACGACCAGGGCGAAAAGGCTATCACTAACCCTTCGGTAACATTCCGCGAGCCGGTACCTAACAATACTTTTGTAGAGGCTAAATCAGAGGCTTACGCTTCTATACTACAAGAGGCACACCAGATGCACGCCCTTATATCGGGGGATGCAACAGCAAGCGGAGAATCACGCATACAGGCATTGAGCGACTTCATAATGGATGCTGAAAGCACAAAGGCGACGCTTGATAGCGCTGGGAAATGGCTTATTGAGACGGTCATGTACCTTGCGTTTGACCTTTCAGGGAATGAATCAAAAACAGAATTGTATAAAGCTACTTTTGATTCGAGGCTTGACCCGGGCACCATACCGGCCGAGATGCGAAAAGCTATTATCAATCAAGTGGATGAAGGATTATTGTCAAGAGATACCGCGATGTCCATGTTGGGTATTGATGATGTGGATGCAGAATTGGCTAAGATCGACAGCGCAGCACAGCAGGCCATTGAGCTACTGAAAGACCTACGGGATGCGAATATCAATTCTAAGACGCTAACGCAGCGCTTGATAGGTATCATTATTGCCGATAAGCAATTCATCACAGAAGCCTTGGAAGATGCTGACCTAACGGCTATTGATGGAGAGATTGAAGCGCAGAGCAACCAGAACGCGCAGGAAGCTGATTTGTTTAATGAATTGGGGGTGTAGGTCATGGATGACATTGAGCATTCTATACAAGCGTTCAATAATCACCACGGGGTTGGGAACTTAGAACACGTAATTTTGCCAATTCAAGAATATAACCACTACCATTTACAGCTCAACCAGCAGTATCAACATATCCGTTTTACCTATGATGATCTTGATGCTCGTATATTAATTCATAAAGACCCGATTTAATATGCCAGACCCATACGCTGAAGCTTATTTAAAATCTATACAAGAGGCACGAAAGGCCGTAATGGGTGGCTCAAAAGCTAATGATGCGTTACTTAGGCTATACGCACGCATGATTAGCGACATCAACAAAGATTTAGCCGGTGAAGCGATAACGGCTGAACGGGCGCAGGTTTTAGAGCGTAAGATCAAGCGCCGCTTTAGTAAACTTGCTGCACGAACGGGCAAACTGTTTGAAAATGCCCGGCGCGGAGCTGTTGATCGTATTATTAAGGGCCATGAAATAGCTATTGAACGAGCTGCATCGGCGGCTAACGTTTCGGGGTTAAGTGTATCATTCAACGGCATTCCAGATGAAGCTTTGGATCTTATGATGGCCCGGCGCGGGCTAAGTGCTAAGAACTACAAATCCGTGCTTAATAGAGGGCTAAAAGCCGCAGCAGGTGATATTGAGGATTATTTGACATCGGCTATTGGTAGAGGTGTTAACGCCAGACGTGCCTCCCAAGAGCTGGCAGGTATATTATCTCGTAATAATGAAGCCGTGCTAAATCTGGTAAACGATTCAAAGCTCACGAAATCTACAATAAAGGCAGCATTAAAGACGGGGGGAATAACACCCGATCAATTCAGGCAAGCGAATAAGATATTGTATGATTCGCGCAGGATCATTGTAACGGAGACGAACACGGCCTACCGCCAGGGCGACCTCTTATCTCAGGAGCGATCCCCCGTCGTAAAAGCTACCAAATGGCAAATTTCAGGGCGGCATAATATTACCGACAGCTGCGACTATCTACATGAAGCAGATCAGTTTGGTTTGGGTGCAGGAGTATTTCCGACAGGCAACGTGCCCGGATCTCAACACCCATTCTGCTTATGCCACTTAACAAGTGTACTACGCAGCCCCTCCGAGTGGGGTTCCCCTAAGATGAAGGCGCAGCGGCCGCCTACCCTGAGCGATGGGCAGGCCAAAAAGTTTTTCAAAGGCAAGACGGACAACTACATCAAGCGCCAAAAAGAATCAATAAATTACTATCAAAACTTAGCGTACGAAGTGAAAACCGGTGCCGGTGCAAGTGCCGCGTAGCCTTTCTAAATGAATAATATCCGTATTAAGTTTGCACCTTAATGCAAGGTTGTGTATTATACTGTTGAACTGAAACACCAACCAACGGTAAAGCCTGAAATGTTTTTCATTGAATACAAAACCGGAAAATTCAACTCCTACACTACTTTGGCTGCATTATGCCGAGCCGAAAATTTGGGATATTCTAAGTTTTCAAAGCATTTTGCAAGTTTGAACTGGTACCGAGATGAAGAAGTCGAAATTTGGAGAACGTGAAAGCGAGCCACTGGCTGAAAGTAACCCACAATATATAAGCGAGCCATGCCTCTTAAGTAACCCAACATTAGAAAGCGAGCCATTTTATAAAAGTAACCCAGAAAGCGAAAGCGAGCCATTATCGTAAAGTAACCCAAGAAAAGAAAGCGAGCCAAATACTTCAAGTAACCCAAATACGCAAAGCGAGCCATTGAATAGAAGTAACCCATAACGCAAAAGCGAGCCATGTTTCATAAGTAACCCAATGATAGGAAGCGAGCCATGTCGAGTAAGTAACCCAAAAGAATGAAGCGAGCCAAAGTCGTTAAGTAACCCAACGATCCAAAGCGAGCCATGTTTCATAAGTAACCCAATGACCAGAAGCGAGCCATTTTATACAAGTAACCCAAAAAAAGAAAGCGAGCCAAACAAAAACCAACAACTAAAAACCAAATAAAATGAGTAAAAAAGCACTCAAAACAACGATAATCGAAAAGCAAAAAAACATCGACCCTTTAACCGGAAAATTCCTTGACCCGAACTTGTCATTAGTGGACACGGATCGCATCCTTCCGAAAGCCGAAGGAGGCGTCTATACAGATAAAAATACGCGTATCGTCAATCCCGTTGCGCACATGAAACGGCATGGAACCCACCGCCTGCGGGAGGAGCAGCTTAATGAAATAAAGACCACGATGGACGGCCGCGAGCAGGTGCGCAAGCTTACCAATTCAGCGAAC